AACTGCATCCGACCTTTTTGTCATAACATATCTAGGTCTAAACCCTGTATATACAAAAGTTCCATCAGTAGAACCATTACCTGTGTATGAGCCAAATGCAGAGTATCCAGCGACAGGTGCAAACATATAAGCAACATAAGTTGTTCCGCTACCATTAGTAGCGCCTGATGTTCCTAAAGTTGCAACAGTTGAAGAAGGATATGTGCTATTAAAGTAAAGACCATTTCCAGGATTGTAGATAGCAGCGGTAGAATCTAAAAGCATTTGCGCTTGATTTGAGTTATATCCAGTGTGCCAAACTAAAGCACTGCCAGTTGTATTTCTTGTTTTAAATATCATCATTGATGGAGCGATACCCAATCCATGACCAACAGTAGCACCGCCTGTGCCGTTACCCGTATAAGTAACAATACTAAATCCAGCACTTGTATTAGCACTTACTGTAGATGTAATAGAACCTGCTGTGTTGGTTACTCCTGCTCCGTTTCCTTTCCAGTTCCATGCAACAAATGTTATTCCTGATCCACCGCCACCGCCAAAGTATTTAGTGCCATCAATAGCAAGATAATTGCCATTATCAAAATCTAATCCGAAATCATTTGTTTGTTCTGCATCAGCAGCATTAGATTGTAAATCTTTGTTTATTCCACGAATTACATCATAAAGCCTGTGGCTATCTCCACCACTCCTACGCTTTGCCCAAACAAAATCAGCAGTAAAGTTAAGTGGAATTTGTTTATTAGTCTGATCTCCTGTCCAAATAACAGAATCAAAATACTTATTCGCTGTTGTAGATGCAGTAGCACCAATCGTAGGAGTAGGTAAGTTAAATGTGTTCAGTCTTACAAAACCTGATGGTGGGGTGTAGGTAAATCCACTACCAGCACCAAAGTTTGCATTGATTGTGCCAGTTGTTGCTCCGCTTGTTTGTGAAAATACTGGCAAATAAACACCAGTTAATCCAGTTGATGCAGTTCCTTGACTTACATTGTTTTTATAGAATGTAATTGTTCCAGCATCCATATCTAAAGCAATACCAATTACATCGCTAGTTGTATAGCTTGCACCATAAGCACTAGCAGAACCATTAATATGCTTATTGCCGTCTGATTGGTAAATTACATAAGTTCCAGCGTTCCATGTTGCCACATTAAATCTTGATGAATCACCAGCAAAACCAACACCAAGACCATTACCAATAGCAGTAGGAGTGGCTTCCCAATACCATTTACCGCTTGATACAGCCATTGTTGCTCTAACTGCTGAACTAGCTGAAGCACCTACAATATTCAAGTTTCCGTTTGATAAAGTAAAGTTTGTAGAACCTCTATCTAGTGGGTTAAATACACAATAATTAGCCGCAGTCGCACTTGTCAATGTCGGCACATCGGTCATGCTGTCATAAGTAGAGCCAGCAGTTAGGCTAATGTTATTGGTTGTCCAGTTGTTACTGTTGGGTGAGGAGTCGTATCCCAAAGTCGTTGTGTTGGTCGTGTCGGTAAACTTTAAGTAGAATCCATTAGTACCGTAGCTACCACCATAGCGGATAGGTTGCCAGACACCGAGTCCGTTAGATGTACCGAAGCTGTTTGGTGTTAAGGCTTGACCATCAACAAAGTTAAACTCTGTTAAGTATCCGTCAAGGTAATCACCAAAATCTGCCCGACCAATATTGACTGTTGAATTTGTGTTTAGATTAGAATCAAAGTTTTGTGATGGGTATGTAGCTGTGCTAAAAGCTGTAACCTGAGAACCATTGACATACATTTTAACTCTGTCGCTAGAAGTTGCTTGCGTTGTATCTAAAGCAACAACAATGTGATACCAAGCGGCAGGGTCTCTAAATACTTGTGATGTAACTAAACGAAAGTTGTAAGATGGTGCGGTATAGTCATAAAACTCTAAACTATTAGATGACCATGCAATATAGCTTTCTGGTCCTGTTCCTCTACCATAGATAGAATCACCAGCAAACTCACCTCGTTTAATCCAAAAGCTAGTGGTGAATATTCTTCTACTTGTTGGTGTGCTAAAAGTTCTGTTTAAATAAGCAGAAGCACTTGAACGGAAACGCAATGAGTTGGTTGTCAATACGATTGGGGTTAAGAATCCGCTTGATGTGAATGTGTGGATTACATTACCGCCAGATACAGTAACTGTACCGCCAGCCATAAGCTGAGTAGCACCAGCGTAGGAGATGATTACTACACCGCTACCGCCTGCTGCTGTGCGACCAGCATCACCACCACCACCTCCTCCGCCTGTGTTAGCAGTTCCAGCAGTTGCTGAAGTAAGAGAATTTGCATTTCCACCACTACCACCGCCACCTGTGCCGCCAGATGCAACTCCAACGGCAAATTGAGAATTACCACCACCACCACCAGCGTAAGTAACAGATGTTCCTGTAATAGAAGATGCTAAACCATTTCCTCCAGCACCCCCAATTCCACCGCTACTTCCTGTTCCATTTCCACCAACTGCGCCAGCTCCACCTCCACCGCCAGCACCACGATTTGCTACAACTCCAGCACCAGTTCCTCCAGCATTACCTTGAGAAGTAGTGCCAGAACCTCCGCTAGTTGTTCCAGAACCTGCCGCACCACCTCCACCGCCAGAGCCGCCTGTTGAACCATTGCCTGATGTTCCTCCAGTACCACCACCAACAGAGGAAGTTGAAACTAAAGAAAACGAAGAATTTGCTCCATTTGTAGAAATCGCTCCGCCAGCACCTACAGTAACTGCGTAAATTGAGTTGGTGTCAATTGTTAAACCAGAGCCAGTTTGCATTCCTCCAGCGCCACCACCACCGCCATCTCCACTACCACCACCTGCTCCACCAGCTACGATTAAATAGCTTGCTGTCAATGAAGACAATGGGCTTAATGTGCCAGATGTATTGAATGTGTGAATAGTCGAACCGCCACTAGATGTGACGATACCGCCACCGAATTGTTGTGCGCCTACATAGGAGATAATCACTACGCCTGAGCCACCTTGACCAGCAGTATTTGTAGCGCCACCACCGCCACCGCCTAAGTTAGCAGTACCAGAACTAGCCGTACTTGCACCAGTACCACCAACACCTCCACCACCTGTTCCACCGCTACCAGCAGTTCCACCAAGAGTGTTATTAGCAGCACCTCCACCACCACCAGCGTAAGTTACTGAACTGCATGAAATAGACGATGCTGAACCATTACCGCCATTACCACCGCTATAAGTTGAAGCATTGCCACCTACTGCTCCAGCGCCACCACCTCCACCAGCGCCACCAAAAGCTGTACCAGTTGCACCATTACCGCCAGTGTTTCCTTGACCAGATGTGGCAGAACCTCCAGCTCCAGCAGAACCAGAACCACCTTGGTCACCACCGCCACCGCCAGAACCTCCAGTTCCACCAGTAGTAGCTCTATTCGCTCCAAAACCACCACCAACAGATGCTGTTAATGCTCCAAATTGAGAATTAGACCCCTGAGTTCCACTTGCGCTTGATCCGTTTGCTCCACCAGCACCTACAGTAACTGTGTAAGACAAAGTTGGATTTAAAGATGTTGTGCCAGTTTGAAAACCACCACCACCACCGCCACCTCCTTGAAATGCTGTATTTCCACCAGCTCCACCACCTCCACCAGCAACAACTAGGTAACTTGCAGTAACACCGCCACCAGAAGTCCAACCAAAGGCTGCTAGGGCTGCTGCACCAATTTTAGATAAGCGTGGCATCTATAAACCTTTAAGCGAATTTAGTTTGACTTGCAAGTACAGTGAATGTTGCACTGCCTGTTTTGATAATGACATAAGTGTAGCTGTCAATTGAACTAGCATTACCGCTAGTAGGAGCAGCGCCTTGCCATTTTGTTGTTACACCTGAAGTTGTCCCATCGACTTGAACTGCTGAATTATAGTAAGCTGTAGAACCTTGTGTTACTAAGAAAGATACCGACATAGACTCACCGGTAGACATGATTGTATTTAAAGATGTACCGCTTGAACCTCTGAAGTTAACTGTCCAGTTTGCTGACGCATTGCTTGTGTAATACAAAACTGATTGAGTAGTTGTATCATATGCGATTGTGCCTGTTGCAGCAGTAGCCGATACAGTAGCAGTTTCAAGTATGTTAGATGTCTTTAAGTCTGCGTTTGATGAGGTTCCAGCAAAGGTTTGTAAACCTGTAAATGAGTTTGCTACATTGGTAACGGGGATGTTTGCACCAGCAAGAGTAGAAGAGCCTGTACCGCCATTAGCGATAGGTAATGTACCGGTAACGCCAGTTGTTAAAGGCAACCCAGTTGCGTTTGTTAGAGATGTTCCTAACTCAACAACAGTACCACTTGCGTTTTTAGTATATAGTCTTTTATCGGTGACATTGACTGCTAATTCACCTTGTATCAGTGAACCAGCGGAAGGTACTGCTGAGGCAGTCGAGCTGTTCTTAGTTACGATTGTGGTTGGCATTAATATGTTCCTCCGTCAAGGGTTCCTGTGATTTTGCTACCTGCCAAGGATGTGATCCATGATGGGTCAGCATATGAACCGCCTAATGCAACATAGGTGCTAGCAGCGGTTGATGATGTTAAATAACTTGATAAATCTAATGTACTCCACTGAGTAGCATAATTGGTATTTGATGATTTTACTAAATACTGTCCTGTAGTACCGCCAGATGGAACACCAACACCATCAGAGCCTGCTGCTCCTGTAGCACCGGTAGCGCCTGTTGCACCGGTTGCCCCTGTCGCTCCAGTTGGTCCGGTTTCTCCTGTATCGCCTTTAGCTCCTTGTGGAATACTGAAAGCAAATACAGCAGCAGAACTGGTTCCCGTATTTGTTACTGTTGCAGATGATCCCGCTGCTCCGGTAGTTACTGTACCAACAGAAATGGTTGCTGCCGATCCGGTAGCTCCTGTTGAGCCGGTAGAGCCTGTAGCACCTGTATTGCCTCGTGGAATACCAAGAGAAACAATTAAATCATTTGAATCGTAGTCAACTGTTGCTTCAGAGCCAGCAGATAAAGTGGTAACTTGAAAGGTTAAATTATTAGCAAAGTTTAGGGTTGCGTCTCTTGCTGCTTCTGCGTTGGTTTCTGCTGTTTCGGCATTAGTTTCTGCCACCAAAGCAGCATCTCTTGCTGACTCAGCAGAGTTCTTTGCATTAGTTGCGGTAGTAGCAGAGCTTGATGCTGAAGACGCTGAACCACTTGCTGCACTTGCCGAACTAGATGCGGCTGTGGCACTGTTTTGTGCTTGGTTCTTGAAGTTTTCCGCTTGTTGTGCATATTGTTGTGCAACTACGGCTTGATTAGAAGCATCGTTTGTAGCATCTCCTGCACCGCCCGGTCCACGATAAATTGACAAGACTTATCTCCTTATTTGTTTAAATACACTCATGGAATGCACTTAAACAAACTCCCTAGCCGAAGCTAAGGAGCTTGAGTGTTTACGACTAAGCGTTTACAGCGAGTACGAAGCCAGCTTCTGGGCGAACTACTTTAGTACCGAAGAGGGTATCAGCGGTATAAAGAGTTGACAAGTATTCTTGCTTGTACTGAGTCTGGGAACGAACACCAAGTTGCTCGGCAAAGACTATAGTATCAGTATGGAATAAGAGAGCAGCTTTAACGGCATCACCAACTGAGTTGTTAGCAGCGGTCTCGATAATAGGCATATTGCTTGATACATAGATATCAATGCCATACAACTTACCAATTTGACCATTGTTTACGCCACGACCATCAACGAAGTCAGAGCTATTGTAACGGTCAATACCCATGATAGCGTTGCGGAGTGATGGAGGAATAGCAAACTTACGACCATCCATTGGAACATCAGCGTCGTCCATCAACTGGATGAGTTTACGGAAACCAGCATCGGTAAATACATCGCCAGTAACAACGGTATCTTCTGCGTACAATGTTAAGCCAGTGCTTGAGTCGATGTAATACACATTGCTATGAACCCAGTCAGAAGCGTCACCGTCGCCAAAGGACTTACCTAAAGCGATGAGAGTGTCGTCAACTTTCTTAGCTAAAGCATAACCAGCGTCGTCGGTGTAGAAAGAACGCAAGGAAGACAATGCTTGAGTCTCGACGATGTCTTCGATGAAACGGCTATACTCGAAGTGCTGGTCGATAAGGACTTGTACTTCGCTCTCGGTGTTAGCTTGAATGGTTACTGCAGTGTTAGCTGCTTTAGCCGTTGCTGTGCCACGAGTTGGCTTAGGAATATGCAATGTGTCGCCTTTTTTGCCTTTGAAAGACATTTTACGGACGAGGTTTGCAAGAACTAAGTTTGCTTTGTATGCAGCTACTACTTCGTCACTCCAAATCTCTGGAATAAACTTGTCTGCTGCTGTTTTGTTGACGATAGATGTACTACCGCCGGGGTATGTTACTGCTGCCATGATTAATTTCCTTTATGAATTATTAAGTCTAAAATTACTTAACTCTTCCCTCGGCGTACGCTGCTAGGATGTCATCCTGCAGTGCTTCATAACGACTAGGGTCGGTAAGTTTCAATTTAATTAGGTCTGCTCGACGATATACTTTTCGGCTACTCTCGCCAGCACCACCAACATCAACTGTAGCTGCCTTCATTGCTTGTTCTTGAGCTTTGCTTTCTACTGCTGCAGTTTGAGTCGTTTGAGTCTGCTGTTTGATTTGTTTAAGTTCTTTGTAAGTACTTAATAACTCATCAGCGGCATCAAAGTCAAATTCTGCATCAGCTTTGGCAAACAAGTTCAGTCGAATCTTTGAAGACTTTACCCAATCTTGGAATCCAGTATCTTGTGCGATAGTGGTAAAATCAGGATGTTTAGCCGACAGTTGTTGTGCCGTCTTCATCTTCTTCATTTCTAATGCTGCTTGTCTAGCTTCAATTACAGCGGGATGCTTTTCTACTTGTCTGTTGACAGCCTGTTTAGGGTCGACAAAAAAGTCTTCTTCAAGCGATTCTTCAATAGGCGCTGTTTCTTTTGTTCGAGCTTCGAGTTGTTGCTTTAAAAGCTGGTCTGCAAGACTTCGTACTTCGTGAACCTCATTTGCTTGACGACCTATTAGCTTTTCAGCTTCTTGGTGCATCTTTGCAATTTCTGCTGCAGATTTACCTCTATACTTCTCAGGTAACTCATCTACTGGTTCTACTTGTTTAACCTCAGGTTGTGCATCGGTTGTAGATGCCTCTGGAGTTGCAACATCTTGTACTACTTCTTGCTCATTGCTTTCAAACAGTTCTTCTTCTTGAATAAAATTTGCTGCCATTTAAAGTCTCCTGTCACCGAATCAAGTGATTTTAGGATTAATAATCTGAGGCTTTATTTCCCAATAAAGGTATCTCAGGCGTTTTGCTTTGCTTCTTGCTTCTGTTTGTCTTCGTGCCTTTTCGCCCATCTATCGTAGGCAGATACGAAAACAGGGTCAGTGCCGTCTAAACTAATTCGTATAGGAGAAATAATTCGGTTAGCATCTAAACCACATTCACAGGGAATTACTGTTGTTTCATCTGTAACAAAACTCTCTGTGATATGTCCTTGTGAGCATTTAAAGTCATATAACTTCCTACTCATTCGCCGTGTCTCCCGACAAGAGCTGTTCGTAGGATTGCTCTGAAACATCTTTTAAGCTGATTAACCACTGGAGAATGTCCAGTTGTCCACGCTTTAGTTGTAAATCAGTCTCGTTTTGGATTGGTAGCACTTGATTTAAGGAATTGAACATATTCTGTGCATCTTCCATCAAATCTAACCAGCCTTGAGTCGCCATCATTGCAAAGCGACTCTCATAGTATTCTTGTAGTTTTTTATCTATCATTCTTTGTCCTTGTTGGAGAATGTATGTAAGTACTCACTTACATTTATAACCGCATTTTACCACAACTTTATAAAAAAGTCAAGTAATTTTTACATCTTTTGTTGTTTTTGCATCTGAAGCTCAACAATCTTGCCTTTATTTTTAATATCGGCTTCTTTGAGCATCAATTCTGCTATCTTAGCTCGTTTAGCGAACTCAGATTCTTGGTTTTTGCCATCAATGTTGGTAGAAAGCGAACTAATAACCTTAGCACGAAGCTCTTCTGGCATCAATTGGGTCTCTACAACCGTCTTAGCAGCCTCTGCAGAGTCTCTTTGCGCCCTAGCCTGTAGCGACTGGGTAGTGGCTTGCTTCTGTTGCATATCCATCTGTAGCGCCATCTGCTGCATTTGAGCCTGTTGTGGGTCTGGTTGACTCATTTGGGTCAATGCTTGCTCCAATTCAGCCCTATTAGACAGGCTAGAGTTACCAATAATGCCTTTAAGGATGATTGGTAGTACTGGAGTGTTTGGTCCAAGGGTCTGCAACAAGCCAATAAGCTGCTGTTGTTCGTACTCACGAGCCATAATACCCAAAGTAGCGCTAGGCATGAACTTCATGTCTACAGAAGGATAACGCTCAGGGTCAAACTGCATATAACGAAAGGCTGCTTTCTTAATTAGCGGAACCATGAAGTCTTCTTGGAAGTTCGTCAGAGTACGCTTATACTTCTTGATAATGCCAGCCATTGCCATTGACATACCAGCGCCAGAAGCGTCTCTGGAAGCCTGTGATACTACTCCTTGGCTATCAAGAGTTCCGGTTGCCATTAGAAGCATACGCTCAAACTCTTTAGAGGTAGCGAAGTTCTCAGGACTGGTTTGTCCGAACTTGAATGGGAATAGAATCTCTGCTGGATTACCATTAGTAAAGATTGCTTTACCGGGCTTAACTTCAAAGCGTGAGCCACGAGGTAGACGAGTAGCATCCATTGCAATCATTGGGGCTGTTGTCAGTGCCAAACTATCTAGATGACTGCGTAGTTGAGCATCGATAGCCTTTTGCATATTATAGGCTTTCTCAACAGTACCACGACCCCAGAATCTATTAGGGACAGTGTCGTCCTGATAAGCCAATACAGGGCGGTCTTGCATCATGTAGGGATTCTTCTCAGCCTTGAGTAAGAGTCCATCATTAGCGATAACAACAATCGCTTCGACTAAACCACTATAGGTATCAGCAGTGCTGTCTTCAGGGAAGAGGTCAATAACTTCTTCATCTTTGTTTTCTAACTGCTCTAGGTACTCTCTTGGGACTAAGCCATAGTATGTTAAGAGTTTGACTTTGTCGTCTTGGTACTGCACAACTTCTTGGGTGACTTCTAAGTCGTCATCGTTGCCAGCAGGTCCGATGTCTACCTTACGATAGATACCTTTTTCCATGCCCTCAACCACTTTGTGAATAGACACAAACTTCTCAATAGCACATCCCATCGCATCATCAATTGAGGTAGCGTTGGGGTCAATTAAGAAGTTCTTAGGATTAACAGGATTAACCTTAACGCAGAAGTATTCTTTCTCTTGTACGCCATAGGCTGCTTGAGTCATGCCCGGCATTGGCATCGTTGCAGGAACAAACTCTTTCTCTTGCTTGACGATAATCTCACCAATACCAGTACCATAAATCTCAGCCATCAATTCGATTTGGTCAATCGACTTACGAATCTTATGTTTTTCTAAATCTTCTTTGAGTTGTACCTTAATGGCTTCAACATCCATCGGATTGTTGTTGTAGTCTCTAACATCGTCTTTGATGTCGAAGAACTCTCCGTTACCAAAGATAGCTTCCATGATTTCAGCATGGCGGGTTTCTACCGCTTGCTGTGTAGCTGGACTAATTAAGCGACTACGCTCAGACTCTCGTGTCTTGTCTTCGTCAGTCCATACGCCACGAAAAATTCTTTCGTACTCTTTCCAGTCTTCTAAATAGTTCTCGTCTCTGGAATCTCTCCATCTGTCGCAATGTTGAATAACAAAGGCAGTTAATTCTTTATCTGATTCGGAAGGTTCTTCCCAAACAGTGCTTTCGTTCATGTCCATATTTTCAGCCATTTTAGTCCTTTATTAATAGCCACTAACCACATCTAATGCTTGCCAATCGTCTTCGTCGTTGTCAATACTGTAGCTCGTGACAGCGAGTTGGTCGATATAACTTAACGCATCAGGTAAGTCATCATGCACCTGTGCGGTTGGAAACATTAGTAGTTGGTCAACAAACTCTTCAAAGTCTTCTTCAGCATTGAGTATAACTCGTCCATGCTCGAAGCGACCTTGCAAAGCCCAAACAATCCTATCTACTTTTTTCTTATTACCATGCGTCAAATCTAAGATATGAGCGTAACAGTTGTTCTTTCGCATCAAATCACTAAGGTAAGGCAATACTGCATTCTTTAGCGCCCCTCGCTCGATGCCAACTGCTAGAGGTTCATACTCTCTAATATTCTTTAAGATATTGAGTGCAGTAGTCTGTATATCCCAGCGACCAGCTTCAATCTTGTCGACAAACCAAATACCATCATCGGTTACTTTTACAACTGCGATAGCGGACTGGTCTAGTCTTTTCTTAGTGGCGTTAGCGCTTTTAGCGACATCTTCAAATCCAGCTAAGTCTACCGCAATATACCACGAACCAATGTCAGGCTCATCGCCAAACTTAATCCATTCTTCTTTAAATAATCCTGCGCCAGCATTATTGAAGGAAGACAGGTACTCTTGATTGAACGCAAAGCTACTTAGTGTTCTCTTTGCAGCCTCAATCTCTTTTGGGTCAATTGTTTCATTGTCAGCGGTGGTAAAGTGCCAAGACTTCCAATCTACATCGTCTCCACTCTGTCCTAATTGAAACCAATCATAGAAATGGTTTCGCCCAGATGGGGTAGAGATAAACATGGCTCTACCTTTTTTATCTGACAAAGCAGCACGAAGTACTCGTTCCCAAATCTCTGACTTGATAAAAGCGACCTCGTCCATTACCAAGTACGACAAAGACACACCACGCAAAGAGTCTTGGTTGTCGGCTCCTCGAATGAGGATTTTACGACCATTGACTAATGTTATCTCAAGATTGTTGATGTGTGCGGATTTGATGACAGGTTTTCCTAAGTCCATCAACAAGTCCCACATAATCGTCCGGGCTTGACCGAGGGTTGGTGCCACATACATCACACTAGAACCTTCAGGACAATTCAAACCTTCAATTAACAGCGTTACGGCTGATAATCTACTCTTACCACAACGGCGACCAGCAGCGATTACTTTGAATCGGGTCTGGTCTTTAAATACTGTTTGTTGCCACTTCAGCAGTTTAAAATCAAGATTCATCGATGTCCTTAATGGTTACATCAGTAACATCGTTATCAATGACTTCTTCTGCTTCTATCGTTGGATTTGTTAGTCCGCTGATATTAATTGAAATCTGCGGTGTTCCTCCACCAGTCTTGCCCTCGAAACTAGACAGAGGCAACAATCGTTCTCCACAGAACTTTAGCATTGCTCCCTGTGCAGGGTGTCCATCTTGTAGTGCAGTATGAATAATCTTTTCAATTACGCTGTCGCCATGCGTTGCCAACAGTCTTGCTTTAAACTCTGCTATTCGTGCTGCGTCGCCCGGCGGTCTCCCCACAATGCCGGGATTCTTTTTCTTTGCAATCGCCTTCTTGGTGGGACGACCCCGAACAGGTTTACCATCGACAACTTCTCGTCTAACCAGCTTGGGTCGCTTCTTTTTTAAGACACCACCTTCGTCTGAAGACTGAGCATCTTCGGTAGATAATTGTTTTTCAACTTCTAACATAACGCCTTTTTATCCTTAAAGGAAAGACAAAGTAAGATGTTCGCACACTTACTTAGACAAACAAAAAATTCAAAGCCCTATAGTTACTATAGTATGCTATCGTAAGATTGAGCAGTTCGCTATCAGGGGGGATTTTGGTTTTAATCCCCCTTTGCTACAGTGCGCTATAATAATTCACTGCTTGCAGGGCTTACACGATTCTTTATAGTGTGTTGCTTGAACTTGTAAGGCGATTTTAGCATACTTTTACGATTTTGTCAAGTAATATTTTAACAGTAGGGTTATTAAGACACACTATCACCGTCTGCGACTGTGCGGGTCTGCCTAGACAATATAGGTCTCCGCTGGGGACAACAGCGACCTCCTACGGAGTGAGCATTTACAACTACTCTGTCCCTATTTTATTATCCTTTAGTAATCAATAACATACACCATCATTGACTATGTCCCTTTTTTATCAATTAACATAGGTCTATTTTACTTTTTTATATGCTATGGAGGCTCCGCCAACATAACACAACACAGACTACCCCTCCCCCCTATGTTAGTTAGTACTTACTTACATAGCCTTGCACCAATATAGTACTAGGTTAGTGAGTGCTTACTTACTTGTCATCATAGTTAAATACTATTGACCTGTGTTGGTTGATAGCGTGAGTATATGGGGCGATGATGCACCTTTATAGTGCAACATAGACCAATAGGATTAGACTATCAAGATTTATTGTCGATAGCAACAATCAATCAAAACTTAGGGTTTATCCTAATAGACGATA